ACCACACCACAAGAAATCGAGAATCTATTAAAGTTAAAATTGGTTGGATTTAACTGTAGGCGATATGATAATCATATTCTCTATGGACGGTACATAGGTTATGATATTTCGCAGATCTATGACCTGAGTGCCAAGATCATTGGTGATAGCAAGAATGCATTATTTGGTGAGGCATACAACGTGTCATATACTGATGTTTATGACTTTGCCTCAGCAGCTAATAAAAAGAGTTTGAAGAAATTTGAGATTGAACTCGGTATTCATCACCAAGAACTTGGTCTTCCATGGGATCAACCAATTCCAGAAGAACTTTGGACAAAAGCCGCAGATTATTGTGCTAACGACGTTATTGCGACAAGAGCAACTTTCCATCATTTGTCTGGTGATTGGGAAGCACGAAAAGTCCTGGCTGAATTAAGTGGATTGACAGTCAACGATACAACCAATCAACACTCGATGCGAATTCTTTTCGGTGATAATAAGAAACCCCAAGATAAGTTTATATATACTGACTTATCTGAAATGTTTCCCGGTTACAAATTTGAAGGTGGAAAGAGCACATACCGAGGTGAAGAAACAGGGGAAGGCGGGTACGTCTATGCCGAGCCTGGTGTGTATACCAACGTAGCAGTTTTGGATGTGGCCTCTATGCACCCAAGCAGTATTATTGCGTTGAATATGTTTGGTCCATATACCAAAAGATTTGAAGATATCAAAACTGGACGAATAAGTATCAAGCGTAACGATCGGTCAATATTAGATACTCTTCTAGATGGAAAACTAGTTCCATTTGTTAAAAGGGCAGATGAAGGCTTATTCAAATTATCGTCATTAGCCGAAGGTTTAAAAACAGGATTAAATTCTATTTATGGTCTGACCTCAGCCAGTTTCGATAATCCATGTCGCGACCCAAGAAATAAAGACAACATCGTGGCAAAGCGTGGCGCGCTATTTATGATTGATTTAAAGCACGCCGTGCAAGAAAAAGGTTTCACCGTTGCGCATATCAAAACAGATTCGATCAAGGTACCAGAAGCCACTCCGGAGATCATTAAATTTGTTTGTGATTTTGGTAAAAAATACGGTTATGATTTTGAGCATGAAGCTACGTATAGTAAATTCTGCTTAATTAATGATGCCGTATACATTGCCAAAGTCAAAGAAGGAAAACACGCTGGAGAATGGACGGCAACTGGCGCGCAATTTGCGCAGCCATATGTTTTTAAGACTCTATTCTCAAAAGAGCCAATTGTATTTGAGGATCTCTGCGAGACAAAGAGCGTAACAACCGCTTTATATTTGGATATGCAAGATTTTATCAATGATGTTGACCATGACTATAAATTCATTGGTAAAGTTGGATCATTCTGTCCAATTAAAAACCACTGTGGTGGAGGTTTTCTTCTCAGAGAAAAAGATGGAAAATATTATTCTGCCACAGGTGCCAAAGGTTACAAATGGCTAGAAGCTGAGTTAGTAAAAGAACTCAAGAAAGAGGATGATATCGATTTAACCTATTATCGGAAGATGGTAGATGAATCAATAAAAGATATCTCCAAGTATACCGATTTTGAATGGTTCGTATCCGACGAATCATAACTCACCGAAAGAGGAAAAATGAATAAACAAGTTGTAAGATCTAATTTGGAAATGCAAGACGCCAAAATTTTCTACAGGAACTTTGAAGGTTTACCAACAAAATACAATGTTGCCGGTCAACGCAATTTCTGTTTGCTATTGACTACTGAATTAGCGTCCGTTCTCAAAGCCGATGGCTGGAACATCAAATTCACGAAACCACGTGATGATCAGGAAGACCCCAAACCATATACCCAGATCAAAGTTAATTATGACAATCCCCGAAAGATGCCACGGATCGTCATGATGAATTCGACGAAGAAAACGCTCCTTGACAAAGACACGGTTAAGGTTTTGGATTATGTTGAGATGGTCAAAGTTGATCTCGTCGTAACTCCATCTCCGTGGGACGTTCAAGGTAAAGCTGGGTTGAAAGGTTATGTTAAAGCTTTATATGTAACAGTGGCTGATCCTGATTTTGAAGGGCGTTATGAAGATGTTCCCGGCGCTCAATCTCCCCAGGAAGATGACGCCTAATAAACTTTATGATCATCAGTTATCAGTAATAAGCCAATTAAAGACCGGCTCCATCCTTTGTGGTGGGGTCGGTTCTGGTAAGTCACTTACTTCTTTGTATTATTTCTATACAAAGGAATGTAACGGTTATTTATATGATGGGGAAATGGGTCCTATGCTAAATCCCAAAGATCTGTTTATAATAACCACTGCAAGAAAACGAGACTCATTCGAATGGGAACGAGAGTGCGCCGCGTTTATGATTTCATCAGACCGATCTTGCAGTTATAATAATATAAAACTTACTACTGATTCCTGGAATAACATTGGAAAGTATAAAGATGTAAAAGATGCATTCTTTATATTTGATGAGCAAAGAGTTGTTGGGAGTGGTTCGTGGGTTAAGTCATTCTTAAAAATAACCAAGAACAACAACTGGCTGTTGTTAAGTGCTACTCCAGGTGATACTTGGATGGACTATATACCCGCCTTTATTGCTAATGGATTTTATAAGAATCGAACAGAATTTCTAAGAACCCATGTTGTATACAACACATTCACCAAATATCCTAAAGTCGATCACTATGTAGAATGTGGTCGATTAATAAGATTAAGAAATGATATAACTGTAAATATGTCGTATCTTAAATCTACAACCGCTCATCCAAAAAATATCACCGTACCGTTTGACAAGGAGAAGTTTGATACTGTAGCGATAAAAAGATGGAATCCGTATGAGAATAGGCCGGTCAAAGATATTGGAGAGTTATGTCATGTCATGCGAAAAGTTGTGAATAGTGATACCAGACGATTGGATGCCATAAAGGAAATTTTTAAAGAACACGACAAATTAATTGTGTTTTATAATTTCAATTATGAATTAGATCTTCTTAAACAACTTAAGGATATCTTAGTTGTGGATGTCGCTGAATACAACGGTCATAAACATGAACCAATTCCAAAGGCTGATAAGTGGATATATCTTGTGCAATATATTTCTGGAGCCGAGGGTTGGAATTGTATAGAAACAAATGCTATACTTTTCTACTCTCAGAATTATTCGTATCGAATAATGACTCAAGCAGCTGGTAGGATTGATCGAATAAATACTCCATTTTCGGATTTGTATTACTATACATTAAGATCTTTGTCCATGATTGATATGGCTATAGCAAAAGCCATACATAATAAAAAAGATTTTAATGAATCAAAATTTGTAAACTTTTGAAAGGAGTTTATATGAGAACACCAGACCAGATTCAGAATTTGCGTTTTGCTTTTTATATCGTATTAGGCCCATATGCCGTAATCTGTCCAGATAGTGTTATAGACCGATTGGCCGATCGATTGGTTTTGAATCTTACAGAAATTAAACAAACATGGGATGTTCGTGTTCGTTTGACGGATAATGTTGATGCCGTTTGGGATGACATCAGGAAAGAACCAACGTCACCCAATGCTTCTTTAGCCGACATATCTGTTTTGTGCATTTCATTAATGCAAAAATACTCGAACATTGACGCAATTCAAATTCGAGATCGTGGTATTCAATCCGATAAACATCATTTTATAAGGAGTAAAAAGTAATGCCATCTTTTCGTTACACAGACAACAACCCGCCAACAGATTTTGTAAAAAACCCAGACCGTTGTCAAAAAGTTTTTTGGTTAAATACTTTGTTAACGTGGGTTCAATGCCGGTTCTATAAAAAGAACAACGGCTATTGTAATAAGCATTCAAAAAAAACTTCTTAATTTTTTGCTCGCGCTAAAAACCGATGCTATAATAGAAGAAGAATCGAACTTATTCTTTTTTTATTTTTGCAAGAAGGATGTCCACATGCCAAGAGAAAGTAATTTCCAATCAAAGTTGATAGCCAAAATCGAAGTGTTATTTCCTGGATGCGTAGTTTTGAAGAACGATCCAAATTATCTTCAAGGCATACCCGACTTAATAATTCTTTTCGGAAACATGTGGGCATCCCTTGAGGTTAAACGAGAAAAAGATTCTGATAGACAACCGAACCAAGAATATTACGTAGCATTATTTAATGAGATGTCATATTCTAGTTTTGTTTACCCAGAAAATGAGGAACGAGTGTTATATGAACTTCAACAAACATTTCGACCTAAGAGATCGACACGCATTTCTAAGCGCATCAAAGTATCATTGGACCGGATATGATTTAGACAAATTATCTAGTTCATATTTGAAATTTCAAGCTGTTCAAAAAGGAACAGAGTTACATGCTTTTGCTTGCGAATGTATTAGACTGGGAATTAAACTTCCTAAGAATAATAAGTCATTAAATTGCTATGTGAATGACGCCATAGGATTCAGAATGACTCCGGAGCAGCCGTTATTTTATTCTGACAATTCTTTTGGAACAGCTGATGCAATCTGTTTTAGAGACGAATTGTTAAGAATACACGATTTAAAAACAGGTGTATCTCCAGTATCAATGAGACAATTAGAAGTCTATACCAGTTTGTTTTGTTTAGAGTATGATATTAAACCAAGCGATATTGGTGTTGAATTACGAATTTATCAACTAGATGAAGTCCTAGTTCATATTCCAGTATTAGACGACATTCTTCAAATAATGGAAAAAATTATTATATTCGATAAACAAATTGACAAAATGAAAGTTGAGGAATAACAATGACTGACGAATTGCAACATGTTGGTACTCCAAGACATTCTGGTCGTTATCCATATGGATCTGGTGATGACGGCAATCAACGACACACAACGTTTCTAAAGGCTATTTCTGATTTGAAAAAACAGGGCCTTAGCGAAGTTGAGATTGCTGCCGGTATGGGTATGAAGACCTCTGAATTGAGACGCCAAAACGCAATTGCAAAAGCCGCTCAAAGACAAGCAGATGCAACTCAAGTCGCAAGACTAAAAGAAAAAGGCTACAGCAATGTTGCGATTGGTGCTCGAATGGGCATTAATGAATCATCCGTAAGATCGTTGTTAGACCCAGTTTTGCAAGATAGAAATAATGTTATTTCAACCGTTGGAACAATGCTAAAAAACAGCGTCGATGAAAAAGGTTTTATTGACGTTGGAGCTGGTGTTGAGAATCATTTGGGAGTAAGCCGAACCAAATTAAACACTGCACTAGCTGCAATAAAAGAAGACGGTTATGAAGTCCATTATTCCGAAGTTAAACAATTAGGAACTGGAAAAGCCACATCATTAAAGATCTTGGCTGGTCCTGGTGTAACTAATAAAGAAGTTTATCAAGCTGTCAAAGATGATAAGATTCAAATGCCGATGGATCATTCCAGCGATGGTGGGCGTACTATTGATCCGGTTTTGCCGATTAACCATATCTCTTCTTCTCGTGTTAAAGTACGATACGCCGAAGAAGGTGGTGTAAGCAAAGATGGGGTCATTGAGTTACGTCGAGGAGTTGAAGATCTATCTTTAGGCGAAGCCAAATACGCCCAAGTAAGAATTGGCATTGACGGTAGCCATTACTTAAAAGGCATGGCTATGTACGGTGATGATATGCCAAAAGGTGTTGATATAATGTTTAACACTAACAAGCATACCGGAACTCCAATGATGTCGTCCGACAAAAAAGCAGAACAGGTATTAAAACCGGTAAAAGACGACGATCCTACAAATCCTTTTGGTTCGGCAATTAGACAAAAATTATATACAGATTCAAAAGGACAAGAACAACGATCTGGTCTGAACGTCGTCAATGAAGAAGGCGCTTGGTCTGAATGGTCAAGAAATATATCATCTCAAGTATTATCAAAACAAATTCCAGGGACAGCCAAAAAACAACTTGGCTTAGCTTTTGATTTGAAACAGGAAGAGTTTGACGATCTTAATAGCCTTACAAATCCTGCAATAAAAAAGAGACTCCTCGAATCGTTTGCAGATGATTGTGATTCTTCTGCTGTTCATTTGAAAGCAGCAGCACTTCCAAGACAAGCTCAACATGTTATTTTGCCTTTAACCACTATAAACGAAAGAGAAATTTACGCTCCAAATTATCAAAATGGAGAATCTGTAGTTCTTATTCGTCACCCTCATGGTGGTACTTTCGAAATTCCAGAGCTTATAGTAAATAACAATAATCCGGAAGCAAACAGAATAATGAAGGGCGCTAAAGATGCTGTTGGTATTCATCCAAAAGTTGCATCTAAGTTGTCTGGTGCTGACTTCGACGGCGATACCGTTCTAGTCATACCTAACAAAGACAAGAATATTCGCACTTCTGATTCAATAAAAGGTTTATCGGATTTTGATTCAAAGGCTGCATATCCTGGATATGAAGGTATGTCCAAGATGTCACCAAGAACTAAACAAATGCAAATGGGTAATATCAGCAATCTTATCACCGACATGACTATTAAAGGTGCAACGATTGATGAATTGGCAAGGGCTGTTAAACACAGCATGGTAGTTATTGACGCCGAAAAACATAATTTAAATTATAAACAGTCGGCCATAGATAACAACATTGCTGGTTTAAAATTGAAATATCAAGGTGGTGTTCGTTCTGGATCATCGACCCTTATTTCAAGAGCGTCATCTGATATTCGAGTTAAGCACCGAAAAGATCAAGTAAAAGTTGATCCTTTGACTGGAGAAAAAGTATATACAGATACAAACCAATCTTACACTGTTAAAATCGCAGATAAGAAAGGCCGATATAATATAGATCCCCAGTCAGGGAAAAAAGTATACCTTGATTTCAAAGAAAAAATAGTACCTCGCACTACCAAGTCCACAAAAATGGCAGAAGCAACAGATGCTTTTGATTTATCATCAGGTATGCCTATTGAAAAGATATATGCTACTCATGCCAATAATCTAAAAGCACTTGCTAACAAAGCCAGAAAAACTGCATTAGAAACATCCACTACTAATTACTCCCCCTCTGCATCTAAACTTTATGCCCCCGAGGTTACTTCTTTAAAGGCTGCTTTGGACTTAGCATTTAGAAACAAGCCCTTAGAACGAAAGGCCCAACTACTAGCAAACAAGGTAGTTGCTATGAAGAAGCAAGCTAATCCTGACATGGATCCAGATGACTTAAAGAAGTTAAAAGGAAGAGAGTTGATAACTGCCCGTATACGAACAGGCGCGCATAAGCAGCAGATCAAGATAACAGATCGTGAATGGGAAGCTATTCAAACAGGTGCAGTACATAACAGTGTATTGAACCAGATACTTCTTAATACTGATCTCGATTCTCTTAAGCAACGTGCTATGCCTAGAACACCAAAAGGTATGAGTGCATCAAAGATAACTAGAGCACGTTCTATGTTATCAGACGGGTATACTAAAGCGGAAGTAGCTAATGCATTAGGCGTATCAACAGACACAGTATCAAATGCTGTAGCATAAAAGGAGTATTGTATGGGTGATCAAGTAATGTTAACAACGTTAGACAATCCCTACAATCCCTTTACTCAATGGGTTGAATGGGATGCGTTTGACAGAGGAAAAGGGTACTACACATGTGCTTACTTAGCCCGCGTCGTCCTATCATCGGATGAGTTAAGTGAAGAAGACCAGGCCCTTGCTACCGAACAAGGCATCGACGAGATCTTAGACTTTAATCTTACAGGGAAATATATTAAAGTTACAGAGAAAGACTTCGAATCGTTGATAACTAACCGGCTTAAATGATAGGTAGGGGGGGTCTCGCAAAAGGTACCCCCCCTATCCATCGCTGAACTCCTAAAAAAAACTCCGGGGGTTCATTTTCCGGACACTTTCCAAAAGCTGCATGGGTCTTTCACAACAAAAGTCGATCGGTGAGTCGATTTCTCCTTTCAAGAACCCTGTCAAAAGGGTACGAAAGTCTCATGCAGCTTTTATAAAGTGTCTAGATACACTCATAAACAATATTCAAACAAAGGGAAACACACATTAAACTGGAGGTGAAAACTGGTTACTAAACTTAAGAGTTCCTCTGGCCAGTCTAAACGACGAAGTCCTCCCGCAAAGACTGTCAAAGGCCGAGAGGAACAACTAATTGCGTTGTCCATGGATCTTGCAGAAGAACAAATACGTGCAGGAACAGTCTCGGCTCAAGTTTTAGCTCACTTTGTTAAGTTAGGATCCACTGCACAAAAGTTGGAGATGGAGAAACTTACAAGAGAGAACGAGTTGTTAACTGCAAAGACCAAATCCTTAAAAGATTCAAAACAGATTGATGCTCTTTATCGCGAAGCACTAAACGCAATGAAGTTGTATAGTGGAAATGCAAATCCGAGTCCATCCGATGAAGACTAGATCGTTTAAGGAATTGCAAAAAATAAAAAGTTTCTACGATCGCTACGAGTATCTTAGAATAAAAAGTATTGTCGGAGAAAGAACCTTTGGTTTCGATCGCCAAGTTAATCAAATTCTCTACTCATCAAAACGATGGAAACGAATTCGAGATCAAGTCATAATTCGGGATGATGGTTGTGATTTAGGCTGTCCGGGTTTTGAGATTCAAGGAAGAATTTTAATCCATCACATGAATCCTATAACTTTGGAAGAAGTAGAAGATGACGATCCTGCAATCTACGATCTAAATTTTCTGATTTGTACATCCAACAATACCCATCTGGCAATTCACTATGGAGATAGATCTTTACTTCCATCAATACCAATAATTCGAACTCCAGGGGATACTACTCCCTGGCATTAAAAAAGAAAGGAGTATACAATGCCCAAACAAGTTACAATGCGCGATAACAAACCCGGTCAAAAAACTTTGAACGAAAAATTGCAAGCTGCTCGTGCTTTGAGTTCTTCGAAAAAAGTTGACGTTGATTTCCTTCATGGAAAAATTGTCAATTGTGAACGCGTGAATCTTCGTGAACAAGCGAGTAAAGACTCAACGGTTATAACAACTCTTCCTCTTGGCGAATTGGTAATGGTCGATGTCGACTTTGAATCCAAGGACTGGTCTCATATCCAAGTCTACAATAACTCTTCACAAGTTGGTTACGTCATGCGACAGTTTGTTGAGGTTGAATAATGGATAGTATACTTGATACTATCAAAAAGATGTTGGATTTAGAAGTTGAAAATACTTCATTTGACACAGCAATTATTGTCAATATAAATTCAGCATGTTTGTCATTAAGTCAACTCGGTGTCGGACCAGATGACGGGTTTTCAATAACTGGAAACACCGAAACTTGGACAGATCTTTTAGGGACGAACAAGAATCTAAATGCAGTGCAAATGTTTATATTCCTAAAAGTAAAGTTTGTTTTCGATCCACCAGCAACCGCATCCGTCCAAACCGCATACGATAACCAAATTCGAGAACTAGGGTGGCGTATAAACACCGAAGTTGAAAAGGGTTATATTTCTCCATCGAAAGGAGTCGTAACAGATGACGAAAGTTTATAGCAAAGAAGAACTGGCCCATATTGGGATCCTGGGTATGCACTGGGGTCACCATAAATCTGGCGATGGAAGTTCTGGAGAAAGTGATAATTCAATCTCCGGTTTAAAGAAAACCGCTAGAAAGAAGTTCCAAAACGATCTGGCTGAGTTACATAAATCTGGAAAAGGCAATAACGATGCCGAAGTGATTAACGCCGCAAAGAAACATGATGCTGAAATGGCCACAATAAAAGAAACAGAAAAGGCTATTAAAGTTTCTATAGGAAAAACCTCAAAACCTCATGCCGATGAAGTTATTGCCGAGATGACTTGGAATAAGGATATGAGTCGTGTCGGTGGTGCAGAATTAGATTTTGCCATTAATCGAGTAGCTGGAGTTAATTCGGCCAAACAAGCAATAAAAAAAGGTTGGGTTAAACCTCCATCAAAAAATATTCATGAAATGTCAAATTCCGAACTTGACGTTATAACCGAAAATCCGGAAGTAAAGCGAAAGGCCAAAGAACATATGGATACTCAGATAAAACGTGCTAGACTTATCGTCGGTAGCCTTCTTGTAGCTGGAGCTTTTACGCTTAAAATGCTTGACGTTAATAATAAAGCTACCGCGCTTAATTCTTTTTATGGTGAGATTAATAAATAGGAGACACTAATGCAAAAACAGGATTCGTTAGAACACGTTGGGATCCTAGGTATGCACTGGGGTCACCATAAATCCGGTGGCGAGTCTACCGGAACAAAAGGTCCGAGTGCCGATCATGTGACTGTCCAAACGTTGAAGAAAAAGAAATTAAGCGATATGAGTAACGCCGAACTTAAGACGTTGACCAGTCGCCTGAATCTTGAGAAGAGTTACAAAGAACTGACGGTTAAGAAATTGACCCCATCGGAACAAGCAGCGAAAGACTTTGTTGATTCCCGTCGGAAAGAACTGACCAAGAAAATCCTGACGGCTGTTGCATCCAGCGCTGCCACATTACTCATTCGATATTTGAAAAGTCGAATGGATAAAAATCGTGCGGCGTCAGATACTGTTGACGGTGCGTGGACTGTGGTCAAACCAGCTATCAAGATGCTGCCTGGGTAAAATATGACCTTATCAAACACTGCAACTCCCAAATTCTATAAAGAGTTTCGGGCCAAAGTAATGAATGGTGAGATACCAGTGTGTAAAGAAATCTCACTTGAGATGAATCGTATTGACAAACTAATTGCCAATCCTGGAATTTACTATGATGATCAAGCAGTAATGGGTTGGGTAGATTATTGCGAAAACGAATTAACTCTAACCGATGGTTCCGATCTTTTTCTACTTGATACGTTCAAGCTCTGGGCAGAGCAAGTGTTTGGTTGGTACTATTTTGTCGAACGAAGTATCTATGAGCCGTCTAGAGATGGTCATAATGGCCGGTTCGTCCGGAAGACAATAAAGAAACGACTGATCAACAAACAGTATTTGATAGTCGCACGTGGGGCTGCGAAGTCTATGTACGGGTATTGTGTTCAGAGTTATTTCTTGAATGTCGATACAAGTACAACTCACCAAATCACAACAGCTCCAACAATGAAACAAGCCGATGAAATCTTGTCGCCATTCAAGACCGCGATCACTCGCGCACGAGGTCCACTCTTTAAGTTCCTGACAGAAGGTTCTTTGCAGAATACAACAGGATCAAGAGCTAATCGCGTTAAACTTGCCTCTACAAAGAAAGGTATTGAGAACTTCCTTACTGGATCTCTATTAGAAATTCGTCCGATGGCTATTGATAAACTTCAAGGCCTTCGACCGAAGATCTCCACTGTCGATGAGTGGTTGTCTGGTGACATTCGTGAGGATGTGGTTGGAGCAATTGAGCAAGGTGCGTCCAAGCAGGACGACTATCTTATCATTGCTATGTCGTCAGAGGGTACTATCCGTAATAGTTCCGGTGATACAATCAAAATGGAACTATTGGATATCTTGAAGGGCACCTACATAAACCCTCATGTTAGTATCTGGTATTATAGACTCGATGACATCAAGGAAGTTAACGACCCATCGACCTGGTTGAAGGCCAATCCGAATCTTGGTTTGACGGTCACTTATGAGGTCTACCAGAACGATGTTGAACGAGCCGAGAATGCTCCGGCGGCAAGGAACGATATTCTTGCTAAACGTTTTGGAATCCCTATGGAAGGTTATACCTACTTCTTTACCTATGAAGAGACACTTCCGCATAGGCAAAGAGATTTCTGGTCATTACCTTGCGCGTTAGGTGCCGACTTATCACAGGGAGATGACTTCTGTGCATTTACGTTTCTCTTTCCATTACCTAATGGAACCTTCGGGGTTAAGACTCGTAGTTATATTTCATCATTGACACTAATGAAACTTACTGGTGCTATGAGGATTAAGTACGACGAGTTTTTACAAGAAGGTTCTTTGCAAGTTCTTGAGTGTACGGTCTTAGACATGTCGGAAGTTTACGACGATTTAGACAAATATATCATCGACTCTAGTTACGACGTTCGATGTTTTGGCTATGACCCGTATAATGCCAAAGAATTCGTAACTCGATGGGAACAAGAGAACGGGCCTTACGGTTTGGAGAAAGTAATACAAGGTGCTAAGACAGAATCAGTTCCTTTAGGTGAATTGAAGACTCTTTCAGAGGAACGAATGTTAATCTTTGACCAAGCATTGATGACCTTCTCGATGGGAAATGCTATTACTTTGGAAGATACCAACGGTAATCGAAAACTCTTAAAGAAACGTTACGATCAAAAGATTGACAACGTATCGGCTTTGATGGATGCATATATTGTTTACAAAGCGACTAAAGATGCGTTCGAATAATAGGAGGAATATGAGCGAATTGGAACACGTTGGTGTTCTCGGTATGCATTGGGGCCGTAGACAAACGGTTCCAGGTGTATCTGAGTCCACCAGTAATTTAGCAAAAAAAGATGTGAAACGACATGTCGAAGCAAAGATGTTTTATGGTGAAACTGCTGGAACAAAACGAAAACTCCTAAAAGCTGAACTCGAGAAAAAGAAGACTTCTATTCCCGGATATAAAGAAGCTTTTGATTTTCACATTCAGAATGCGGATTATTCAAAGGCCGCGACTAAAGCAGTAAGAACAAGGACCAGCATCGACACCGTGCATAAAGGACGATCGTTAGTAAAGAAACTTTTGGGTGTTACTGGCTCTTTGACAGTTGGTATAGCCTCCATGGTATATTATGCTAACAAACCAAGAGTGGATGCTTTTGTACTTAAGAAGATCAAAGATCTTATGCCAAAATAAAAGGAGGCACAATGAATGGCTAATACGTTTACTAGCCGATTAAGAGTGGCGTGGAACGCCTTTCGCAATAGGGATCCGGCTCAACAGTATACCCAAAATTTGGGCGATAGTTACGGAACACGTCCAGATCGTTTGCGACTAAATTTGGGTAATGAACGATCAATAGTTGCCTCAATTGTTAACCGAATTGCGATTGATGTTTCTGAGATCCCGATCCAACATGTTCGAATAGATCAAAATGGAAGGTTTTTGGAGACCATAGACTCCGGACTTAACAATTGCTTAAGTGTTGAGGCCAACATCGATCAGTCAGGTCGTCATTTTGTTCGTGATGTGGTTATGATGTTGTGTGATGAGGGAAGCGCCGCTATCGTTCCGGTTGATACCTCATCCAGTCCATATGATTCCAATTCGTATGATATATTAACTCTTCGAGTTGCGAAGATACTTGAATGGTATCCCGAGCATGTCCGAGTTTCGTTGTACAATGACGAAAACGGACGAAAAGAAGAACTGACTTTGGCCAAGAGAACCGTAGCCGTAATTGAAAATCCATTATATACGGTTATGAATGAGCCAAACTCTACACTCAAACGACTGGTTTATAAACTAAATCTGCTTGATGCTGTGGATGAACAAAGTTCTTCTGGTAAGTTAGACATAATCGTTCAGGTTCCATATTCGATCAAAACTCCCGCCAGGCAAGAACAAGCCAATTCAAGACGAGATATGATCGAAGAACAACTAAAGGGATCGAAGTATGGTATTGCATATATCGATGCTTTGGAAAAGGTTGTCCAGTTAAATCGACCCGCCGAAAATAATCTTTTAGGACAAATAACCTATTTGACTAACATGTTATACAGCCAACTAGGTTTAACTGAGGCTATATTTAGTGGCACGGCCGATGAAAAAGAGATGCTGAATTACTATCTTCGTACGGTTAAACCGATTATGTCGGCAGTAACCGATGGTATCAAACGTGTATTCCTGACCAAAACAGCAAGAACTCAGGGCCAATCGATCATGTATTTTATTGATCAGTTTAGTCTTGTCCCCGCTGCCACCTTAGCCGATATGGCCGATAAACTAACTCGTAACGAGATTGTTACTGGTAATGAATTTAGAGCTATCATCGGAATGCGACCTAGTAGTGATCCAAAGGCCGACGAATTGCGGAACAAGAACATCAATCCCCCGAGTGATCAACCTCCCGTGCAGGAAAATTCAGCACCGGTAAACGACGTCCAGAAAGTCAGCAATAATCTGAAAGGAGAATAAATATGAAAGGTAAGTACAATTTCAGTGGCTACGCAACAAAAGCCAATGTCCGTTGTGCGGACGGAAGGCTAATTCGGCCTGACGCCTTTAAAGAACAAGATGGAATTACGGTTCCGCTTGTCTGGCAGCATAATCACGCTGATCCGGCGAACGTACTGGGCCACGCTCTTCTCGAGAACCGCGCGGATGGTGTGTACGCTTATGCATCGTTCAACTCAACAAAGTCTGGCGAGAATGCCCAGGCCCTTGTCGAGCATGGAGATATTGAATCTCTGTCAATCTACGCGAACAACCTGGTCGAGAAATCCAAAGATGTACTTCATGGCGTGATCCGCGAAGTAAGTTTGGTTCTCTCAGGTGCAAACCCTGGTGCAATGATCGACAACCTGGTTTTCGCTCACGGTGATGGTTCGCAAGTTGAATCTCCTGACGAAGCGATCATCTTCTCTGGTCTCCCAATCAAAATGGAAGCTCTTTCTCATGCTGATACCAAAACGGACAGCGCTGCGACTGATAAAACCATTGGTGATGTGATTGACACCATGAACGAAGAACAGAAGACCGCCATGTATGCACTTATGGCCCAGATGTTAGAGAACGCTCCTGATGGGGCTGGCACCGCAACACATTCTGATGATGAAGGAGTAATTATGAAGCACAATGTATTCGAAAAAGATGACGACGGTCCCACCCAGGGCACTCTGTCCCACGATGCGATGAAGGTTATTCTGGCCGACGCGATGGATTCTAATGCGTCCTTCAAGGCCACATTGCTGAAACACGCGGTTACCTACGGTATTGAAAACATCGACCTGCTCTTCCCCGATGCCAAGACGATCGCCAATACCCCGTCGATGATCCAGCGCCGGACCGAATGGGTCTCTACCTTTCTCGCCGGTGTTTACCACAACCCGTGGTCCCGCATCAAGAGTTTGGCATTTGACATCACCGATGAAGTCGCTCGTGCCAGGGGTTACGTTAAGGGCACCATGAAGAAAGACGAAGTCATCAAGCTGACCAAACGCATGACCGGCCCGAAGACAATCTACAAAAAGCAAGCCCTTGACAGGGACGACGTGATTGACATCACAGATATCAACGTCGTGGCGCTTCTCAAGAACGAAATGCGCGGAATGTTGGAAGAAGAAATTGCCCGTGCCGCCCTCCTTTCAGATGGTCGCGATGCAGATGACCCTGACAAGATCAATGAAGAGAACATCCGCCCCGTGTATAAGGATGTGGATATGTACGTTGAACGCGTTCGCGTCGCCTCCAATGCCACAGTTGAGGACACGATCGAAGCAATCATTCGTTCCCGCAAGAACTATGAAGGTTCGGGCAATCCGACCATGTTCACCACAACTGATTTCTTGACCGATATGTTGTTGGTCAAGGATACGACTGGTCGCCGCATCTACAGCAATATGGCCGATCTCATGGCTACTCTGCGTGTCAGTGTTATTGTGGAAGTTCCGGTAATGGTTGGCGTCGATCGCACAACTGATGAAACCCCGGCCGTCCACCTCAACCTACTCGCCATCATGTTAAATATGAAGGATTATGTTATCGGCGCGGACAAGGGCGGCGAAATCAACACCTTCGAAGACTTCGATATCAACTTCAACAAGAACCAGTACCTGATCGAGACTCGCATCTCCGGCTGCCTTACCAAACCGAAGTCAGCCATTGTTATCGAACAGATTGGCGTCGCCGGTTAATCGATCGGTGAAATATGGCAAAATATCAAGGAGAAGTAGGATATGTCAAAAGTGAGCTAACCTCTCCTGGTATTTTCAAAGAGATAGCCACTGAACATATTCACTCTGGTGATGTTTTACGAGAAAATAGGCGTTGGGATTCAACCGAACACCTTAACGATAACTTGGTAGTATCTAACCGAATAAGTATCGTTGCCGACGACTTTGCCTCGAAGAACTTCTCCAATATTCGATATATCAAATGGATGGATCAATACTGGAAAGTTACTAGTGTTGAAGTTTTACGACCCCGTCTAATACTAACGATCGGAGGTGTATATAATGGCCCCAAGGGTTAACCTCCAAGCACTATTGGAGACGTTGCTCGGCTCTGAGAATGTATATTTTCAACCGCCTCCGACCGTTAGTATGGTATATCCATGTATTGTCTTTGGGTTAGATACCGCTAAAACACAATTTGCCGACAATCTTCCTTATTGTTATGATAAGCAATATTCGGTAACCGTCATAGATGCGGATCCGGATAGTCTTATTCCGGATAAAGTTGCGATGTTATCAAAGTGTTCATTTGAAAGACACTTTACCTCAGACAATCTTAATCACAATCTTTTTCGTCTTTTCTATTAGGAGAAAAATATGGGAAATAAAATCAATTGGGACAAGACCGGTGAGAAGATTTATGAAACCGGCGTTGATCATGGAGTATTGTATGTCCGCAATGCCCTGGGCGCTTACCCGAAGGGTGTAGCCTGGAATGGTTTGACCGGCGTGACCGAGAGTCCTTCCGGTGCTGAGTCCACACCTTTGTACGCTGACAACATCAAATACCTGAATTTGCAATCTGCGGAATCCTTCGGCGCGACTGTCACGGCCTACACCTACCCTGATGAATTCGGTGCCTGCGATGGATCGGCTGAGCCGACCCCCGGCGTCAAACTGGGTCAACAGGCCCGCAGCTCCTTCGGTTTGTGCTATCGCACTGCCAAGGGTAATGATGTCAAGGGCCAGGACTTTGGATATCTTCTGCACCTTATTTATGGTGCAACGACTGCTCCTTCCGAGAAGGCGTATGGCACCATCAATGAAAGCCCCGACGCGATCGAGTTCAGTTGGGCTATCTCAACCACACCAGAAGCTGTCGTCGGT